TTTATCTAATATTGAGTAACTTAGTATACTAACTTCAACTCCTGTTTTATTAGCATATTCAATGGGATTTCTAGGAATTAATGCTTTTAAATTTATTATATTTCTCTTTCCAGCAGTCATTTTTAATTTAAAGAAATTGTCAAAATTAACTTGGTATTGTTTATTAGTAGTATTAATATATAAAGGACAACCTGCTGATCTGATTTGATCAATATTGAAATTATATATGTAACCAAAAAAATTATCCCCTGACCTAGGATCTACCAGAGATCTATCATTAAAGTTTGATTTAGGGAAATCTATGGTGTTTAGAACCCCATTGTCCTTAGCCCAACTCTTTAACAAAACCTGAAAATCTCTTAGGTTTTTACTTGAACCAACAACAACCCTCTTTAAATGGGTTAGTGATGGATTGTCTTTTGGTGAATCTATTTCTATTCTCACTTTATGTTCCCCAATAAGTCCAACCCATTCACCATGACCATGATAAATCCTTTTATTTTTATCAAAGCTTTGAGGGATAGTGTATGCACCCATGATTCCTAGCTTGTTTAACTCTATCTTTCTCATTAATTCTGTCTTCAATCCTGGATCATTATCTAAATCTATGTCATTTTTCTCAATATCTACAAAAGATTGTAGTATGTGTAACATATTTCTTCTTGACTTTGAATGATTAATATTAAAGTCTATTTTTTCAGATTTTTGAAGTAAAGTTTTATAATGCTCAAGCTTTTGATCAGTAGGCTCTGTTCTCAATGGGAACTTGTAAATCATATAAATTGCATGTTTAATAAAAGTGACATTTTCTGATTTAATTTTTCTTATATTATCATATTTATTGGTGAGCTTATAGCCAGTTACAAAGTCATTTTGAATTGCTGTTATCATGTTGGAGAAGCCAGCTCTATTTTTTAAGGGAGATCCAGATAATCTTACAATTCTAGATTTTTTATCTAGTCTTGATAGAAAATTTTGTAACTGCATGTAATTAACAAAAGGACTAGATAATAGTGTTTCCTCTATTGTATCTGAAATCCAGTTAAATGTGTTTTTTAACTGGGTCCACAGTAGTTCTTTTATTCTACCAGCAGCTGCTATTCTATTATGCCCGAACCATTTCCAGGTACAGAGTTTTTCAGGAGTTGTGATCTGAGATACTTCTGATTGATTAATATCTATATGAGCTGTAACCTTTCTAGTTTCTTCATATGTTTCAGACATATCCAGATTATCTATTGAATTTAAACTTTGATGCATTTGTTCATAGTCTATATGATTAGGAAATAGATAAGATATCTCTTCAGTTGTTAAATCTATTTTATGATTTTTTATTCTTTCTTCATCAACACTAGCAGCATACATTAAGCTATACTTTGAGTATGAGTCAGGATCTGCATACCAATCTGAAACATCTGTTAAAACATCTCTACTGATTACATAAACAGATGAGGCTATCATTCTAGAAATGGAATTTCCTTTTGATAAACTTTGACTAACACCAGGAGAATGCAATTTAACTGCCAATTTAACCAACAATTCTGAGGATGACTTAGCTCTTCTGAATAGTATTTCAGGATCACTTTCAATTAGATTCATCCAATCATCAGGTAATTTCATTTTTTTTATAAGCCTCTTCCATTTTTCTCTATTTCCAAAAGTTATTAAAGTTGAACCAACTAAAGAACCTGATGAGGTTACCTCAAGGGTTTTCTTCTTCCTATCTGGTTTTAGTTTATTTAATTCTTCATTTCTAACCAACATTAAGGAGTATTTTTTTCCTAAGTTTGATCTCATACAGGCATTCCATAAATTATATTTAAAACCACCCAATCCTGCTCCCATACAGTTATCTAAAAGAAAAAAACCTAATGAAGGGTCATTAGATTTTTTTAAAAAACCTATAAACTCAGGAAATAATGGGGAAACACTATTTCCTAATAATCTATAATGCAACAACAATTGAGCCAACTGACAGCCATAAGTGACTGAAAACGTTCCTCCACCTTCTAATATGCTTGTCAGTAGGTTGGACATTTCCTCTTGTCTTTGGCTCAGTGACTCATTCTCATTGATGTTGCAAATGGCTGCTACCCACCTAAAAGTTGGCTTATACAAGTTACCAGAAAAGAAAAATTCAGAATTAAACTCATAGCCCATTACAACATTATGTGTACTTTTGATACTCTCATATATACCAGTAAATCTAGCTAATTCTCCTTTTATTAAAAATAAGTAACTGGTGAATATTAAGTTTTTATTTAATTGTTGGGCATTATTGGCTGGTACACTAATAATGACTCCTGAATCATCAGATGATTGAGCTAGAGATATATGAATTTTCTTTATACAATTTGTTGATTCAAACCACCAATTAGATATTGACTTTGCTATAACTCTAAAAGTTTCCTGAACTATAGTGTGTAATAAGCTGGAAATATAGTGTAATATACCTTGCATCATTCCAGTTTTAGTTCTAATAAAATTATCTCCTTGTTCCATCCAAGTTTCTGTTGTACCTTTCCAATGGACATTATGCATTCTAATTAAATACTGGTCATTACTATTTAACTCACTATTCTTCACTAGAATGTCCATTAATTTGGTATCAATCATTATTCTTTTTTTCATCCACATTTGTAAGGTTCTTATTATCATAGGATGCATATAGTCAGGAGTAAAATTAACTAATATCATTGCAAATTTAGTAACAAAGTGTCCTTGATTCCACTTTTCTGCATCATCAGAAGTAGTAACAACAACAAATTTGTTTGGACCAAATAATCTCTTTGATTCTTTTGGATGCTCTTCAGGAACTCTCCTCTTACTACCAGGATTAGTCATAGTCTCTGAGGTAAATTTTCTACAAATGACTCTGGCCATTTTTTCTACTATTAGTTGACAAACTCTTCCATCTATAGTTAGAACATAAATTTCACGAAGCCCTCCATGCTGAGCTTTTCTAAAAATGTCTATATGTAGAACCTTTGATTTATTTAATCTCTCAAGACATTCTTTAGCAACATCCATGATGTGGACTGTGTTTTGATTCTCATCTTTTATTAATAATCTAACCTTTTCTATCACTTTTGATCTATGATAAACTTCTTTATTGTTTACCCCGTACCAATGTTCAGAAAATTCACTTGAAGCTTTTAGAGTTGCTAACTCTTCTAAATCATAATGGTACATTCCATCTAAAATTTCTTCTTCAATAATTCTATTGAAACTAGAGCCATATTCTTCTGATAGTTTTTTCTTACAAACTGATATGCAATACTTAATATAATCTAAATGGAATTCATGAAACTTAATGTTATCCACTGGAGGGTTTTCAAGTCCTAAATATTTACTATCCTCTGGGCATTTGTCTTCATATTCTAATATTTTCTTATACAAGTACCCTAATGAATTAGCTTGTGCTGGTTCATCTTTATTTTTTAAATAACCAAGATAGTATAAAGAAATTAACTGATGAGGACTACTTAATTTATAATTTGTGTAGGGATTCACCATATTAGTCCATATAGCTTCTGCTTTACCAGAATATTTATTTTTCACTGACATTAAGTGATAGTGTAAGCCTGATGACAGTCTCAATATTTCTGCAATTAATTGCTTTGTGATCCAGAGTTCTAGCCTAGATCTAGGCTCAGTACTGAGTTTACTTAAAATCTTATAAGGTTTGGGTAGGCAAGGGAAAGAAACAAATCCTTCCATAGATATAAATCTAAATAGCGTTAAGGGCTCTTCAACCTTTGTCTTGTCAGTAAGTAACACCATTAGATTTAAAGCTATCATTGAATGTATTTCATCAAATTGAGCACCTGTGGCCCTAGAAAATAATTTAGAACTCCAATACTTTTGTTTGTAAAAATCACACCAGTATATAGAAAGAGCTAACATAATAGCCTCACACTTAGTGAGATTAACTAGTTTTGAAACACTAACTGAACAGAATTCTGTCCAACTAACAATACCATTAGTTTCTAATTTCCTAAACACATTACCTTCATTATAATTATAAATGATCTCTGTATTTCTAAACAGAAGACTATAAAATAGATGTTTATCCATAGATGTGGGTTTAATCAAGACATAGCAGTTAAAATGTCTAAGTTTTTTAATTATATATTCATTAGACTTACAATTTTGTTTTATACTAATATCCAGCTCAGTTGCTAAGTCAGATACAAATGTACAAAATAGTCCTAAATTACTTTTGCAATATTCTCGCACAACTTTATTTAATTCCACAGAGTTTTCATTTGCATGTAGTTCTGATGATTTCTTTATTAAATCTTCTACTATTGTTAACTTCATTGTAGACTCATTTTCACCTTGGAAAACAGATCTTGCACACTTCATGAAAGTGCTAATATCACTAGTATCAGTATCATAAGCAAATGCACATTTCTTTTGCTCCCTGTAAGCTTTAATTAATGGATCCCCTCTTAATGATTTTCCTAGAACTCCTAGTTTACCAACTTCAATTTTCTCTGAAGAATTTAAGTCAATCAAGACTCTATGATATTTTCTTTTTACATTGTCTGGTTGTTTTAGTTTCATTGAAATTAGTTTTTCATTATCCACATCCTCAAGCACATTAGTAACTTCATTGGAGTTCACCTTACTAATAACTTTGTGCCATATTTTAAACATGTAATCATTAGAACTTGACTCTAATCCTATGGATTCAATGTTCCTATATTGACTCTGTCCATCATTTAGATCTGAAGTTATCAACCCTTCTTTTAAGCATACAAAAGGAATTTGTACAACAGTCTTACAATCTTTTCTTCTAGGACCAATAATAGATCTATTCTTAAAATCTTTTATTAAGTTTTCACACTCATTTTGATTTTTATTAGTTCTGGGTCCTACCAACTTACCATTAACCAATTCAAGATCATTTTTTTCACCTAAGTAATGGTCAGTGATTAGTCTATCTGCAGCTTTTTTCATTGAAATATCAATAACTTCTTTAACAGCATTTTCATCATGTTCTGTTAGCCATCCACTGTACATTTTTTTGGGAAAAGGGAGCAAAGTTCTTTTCAGTATCATCCCAATCAAAATTTATATCCTTGAACTGGTTTCTAACCTCATTTCTTCCCATTTCATCCTCCTTCTGTTCTGTGGATAAACTCCACCCCAAGGAAGATAATTTTTCAGAAATCATTAATGCCATTTTGAATCGATAGCAAAGTTCATTAACAATGTCAGAGCTCATAGTAGGAACATTGTGGTAAACTTTATCAGTACCCACTATTATAATGAAGTATCCTATGCTAACAGCATCCTCACCTTTTGTTCTTTCAGTTAAGGCATTTAAGTAAGCCATTGTTTTAACACTATAAGCTTTCTTCAGTTGATAAGTTTCAGTTCCCCTATTTGTGGAGAATTCTGCAACCACTGCTTTCTTATTTTGTAAGTTTATGTAATCTGGAGTTATCTTATCATCATCATTATTTAGCTTCTTAAAATATTTTTTAAGTGGATGATCAGTATCACAGCATAATGTGGCAAAAGTGAAATCATGGACAAAATTTATGATTTTCTTTGGAGCTAATGTGCTAGAACTAATAGTAGATCCAACAGAGCTATAAGAAGTATCCAAGTCAGAATATGATAATACAATTTCTCCAGTTTTATTCTTTGTAACATGACATTCTATCAATGGTGGACGATAAGTAACCTGGCTAACAAGTGGCTCAGGAAACCAAATATTTGGAGTCTCATCACTTAGTTCAACTGATTCTAGTTGATCATCTAGAATGTATTTATGTGCTTCC